GTTCATCATATGTCCTATCTTGATCATTATAAACAGATATTACCGTGCCACTTTCTTTTATCTCAAAATAGAATGTAACTACACCAGATAATTCGCCCCCAGAATAGGTGCGATTAGCTTTGACTGAGTTTGCATATGTACCTGTACCAACAACTGCACTAGCTTCACATGTATTATCTGTCCCTGTAGTTCTACGCCATCGTGTAGTCATGCGATAACTGGTAATACCAGGCTTCATATTAATTGGTACTGTACCAATTGTCCCTTGAGGTATTTCGCCAGCAGTTAAAGGCAAATCCGATGCATAGAAGATTATATTTGTTCTGGCCTCAGGCCCACCTGCAATTAGACCTATAGTAGTACCTAAATCAGAATATAACCTCTGTAAATCTTTATGTGTTTTAGCAACATTAGTACTGGCATCTACATCCATCGGCGAAACTTCATCACCAGTTAATGAATGATTAATAGACACCTGCTCTTGTGATACAGCTGTAATCGTTTTACCCATAATAACCTGTCCCGGTAATAATACCTGATCAATTCCAATATCAAATTCTAAATTGGCTTTATGATTTATCATATACACAGATAAATCATCCGTAATAACTAACTTGACACAGCCAAATCCTCTTTGTGATTTAGGATCACCAACACCTTGCCAATTCAAACAGTCATATTCAACAGTCATGTCACGAGCATCTTGCGGCACAACGGCAACATTGTCTGAACCAGACATGGTACCTGCCATACACCAAAGTAAACCACCTTCATCTACTGCATTATATCGCATAGAATATAAGTGATGGAGATCTCCAGTAATTACAACAGATTTGTCTGCCAGTGGTCCAATGCCATCTACTGCTGTGAATAGCGCATCATATTCTGTTTGAACTAAATCATATAGGGGCCAGTTATAGCCATCAATTGGAGAAAATCCAGCTGAATAATTCCTACCCCCGAATGGCACATGCCATAAATACCAATCAGCACTTGGATTAATAGCAGATTTTAATTCTGTAATTTGAGATGTACCAAGCATGGTAACAAGCCCGGGCCTTCCTTCGCCAGTTCCGTTATACATGGCATCTGGAGAGATTACTTGAACTCCTCCGATAAGTGTTTGCCAATGATTTTCTGGCCCTATTCCAATTTGACTCCCTTGCAGTGGAGACATAAACATTGCCCAGCATTCATTAATGGCAGATGCCCAAGCATACCGCGCCCAACCTCCAGGAGTTGCATCACCATCTGGTGCAGGTCCATTTGCAATTCCATTATCATTTGTAGCAGGGTTGGCACCGGTACGTATTCCGCCATCCCAAAATGGAGACCCTCCAGCCGTGGTATTTGACCACATACCAAAATCTTGGCATACCTCATGATCTCCATATTGAGGTAAAAAAGGAATATTATGTTGGCACCAAAGTCTATCTGCATTCCGGCCCCACCAATTATACGAGCGTTCTCCACCAGTTCCAACTTGAGATACATCATCCATAGATCCCATACCTAATGCCATGAAATAAGCAAGGGCATAGTCATATGCTAAAGCACTATTTGCTACGAATGAATATTGAATTCCAGCAGCAGGGCTCCAAACTGCATTTGTACTTCTATGACCAGTGGCGCCCGTTCCTACAGTATCATCGCACCAAAATTGATCGACGTAACCATTTACGTCATCGCACATGGAAACGCAACTAACCGGCTGTGTTATATTGCTTTCTGCTTCTTCTCTAACTTCACTCCACATACCAGATGCATGCGGTTCTTCTATCCTGTTATAACTTGCTCCACGTATCGAACCTAATGCATTATCACAAGTACCATGAAACATGGTGTGGTGTTGGCCTGCAACTGGCGCACAGATAAAATTACCTGTAGTAGATGTTCTACCTGTTTGCGCTACAGTATACGGATTTGCTTGTGGGAAAGAATTTAGGCCGGTAACTTCTAAATTTCCAACCCAACCAACCTGTCCTTGTATAGGTCCGGGTGTAACACCGCCTTCTGTATTATTGGCATAATCAGTGCCAACAGGCAGCATAGTAATTGCCTGCGGTCCTCCACCAACATCAACAGTTACAGGATTAACTCCCGGATCATCCCAAGTTGCAACAACAATAACAACTGAATTAGTTTTTGGATTCCCATAGCGAACACCAAGATCAACTCTCGGCGCTAGTACTTGAGGGCCAGTTAGATGTGTCATTTAAGCTAAATCCCAACTGGATCCATCAAATAAATCCCAAGAAGTACCATCAGCTAAATCCCAAGAATTTGCAGTAATAATATCATGGCAATTTACTAATGTAATTAATTGATTTTCCATTGCTACAGCATCTGCATCTTCATAATTACCAGATGCCTCTGTATACTCAAATACAATAACATCGCCCGAAACTGGAGGAGTAACCCATGTTACGGTATATTCAATTGTTTGTGCTGGAGATGTAGTTATAATTCCTGGTGGAGTTGCCGCTGTTTCAGCAGTAGTAGAATTTATAAACTTAACTCCAGTATGATTTATAAATGTAACTGGCGCTGAAAATTGCACAGTATGAATTGTATCACTAGTTAATGCACAACTTTGCGTGCCTATCCAACCAGCTATTGCACGAAATGCTCCAATACCAAATATTGGCTTTGCTAAAGGTGTTCCAATAGGAGAAGCTACTGGAGGCCCAATTGGTGAATTAATAGGCATTATTCAACCCGATCTTCATGCTGTGCAGTTACAGCCACTGCAACTGTAGTTAATGTTTTTTTAACCCCTAAAAACAAAGGTCCATAAACAGTTATTGCATTATTTGTTGCTGTAACTTCAACAATAGCTCCATCAACAGATAAAGCTTCCCAAGTAACACCTGCATCTTGAGAGATCATAATTGGGGCTGTTTCACCTCCTAACAAACCCAAAGCCGAAATTGTAACTGGAATACGGCCTTTTGAACAGGTAAATGCCACGGGTGTATTAACCGCTGCAGTCTGAGCTGGAATTAATGTAGTTAACATAATAAATTCACCTTAATTAAATAATAATTAATCCGTGATTAATTGAAATGTAGAAATAAAATTAGTTGTTGATGCTCCACCACCAGATGTAAATACTAAAAATGTAAACGAACTTGCATTTAAAGTATCTAAATCAATAATTCTAGCATTTCCATCGAGAGTTTGCGCTGAAAGTAATACACGATAATTTGTTGTCCCTAAAGCATGGGTTACAGTATAAACATTTGCTGCGGGTCCAGATGCAATCCAACCTCCCGGACCTTCAGATATATTTCCACCAGCTGAAACTTTGCCATTAAAAATTCCAATTCCTTCTTGTGCTGTTCGACGTGTATTCCCTGCAGTACCACCACGTGCAAGGGCAAGTACGCCAGCGTTCATATTACTTACATCTCGATAAAACGCTCCAGATTGCGCATCTAATAAATCCGCATCTAATCCGCTACCTGCACCTTGGGGTGAAATTGTAGCTGGTGTTTGGGTTCCAGTATGATTTGTACGATCTAATAAAGCAGTAACAGATGCTCCACTATCTATAAGATTATTATCTACATCAAACTCTGCTAAATGCCCGGTTATTGGATCGCCAATAACTCCTGGTGTATCTGCAAGTTGAGCTGTATTTGCTGCAATATCAATTTCATTTTGGGCAATATCTGCTGTATTAGTTAAAATATCAGATAAAGCTTGTGTAAGTTGCGCTGCTTGCACAGCAGACATTTTACCGTCATTACCAGAAGTTGCAACTAGCACATTTAATAAATCAGCTGCGGCCATCATATTGCCGCCGCCTAATATACCATCATGTACTCGTAAAGCTTTATTTGTTAAATCAACTGTAATTTCACCCTCTTTACCTACAAATTCAAGGGCTGCTGAAAGAACATGTCGAATTAATTGTACGCGATTTGCCATTATACTCTACCTGATATAATTCCACGAATTTCCATATTTTTTAAAACAAAAGATTGATTAACTTCAAATGCATTTATTTCCATAAAATGATATAATGCATTGCTATTGCAAGTATAAAATCTAGTTCTACCATCTTGCTCTTTTAAAGTTAATTCTTCTTCCATCGGATTTGGAACTGATAAATTTCTACCTATAGCATTATACCCATCGTTAGCGCCAGTAATTCTAGCTGTATAATCAGTTGCTGCTGCCCCACCGCCATTCCAATCCTCTTCCCCATCAATAAGCATCCAATCTTCAAAAATATCAATTGAAAAATCCAATAGCCAATCAATATTAATATCGCCAATACCACTATCCGCATCAAGCATTCCAATGATTACATCAGATACAAATGATGTTTCATCCGGATTTTCTTCAGTTGTGAACCGCCAAAGTCCAACTTTTATCTGCGCATTTAAAGAAGCTAATTCTGGATCTTCTAATTTAGTAACTAGCCAGAGAATGCCATCTGACATTTTCATTGCTGATGGCATTCTCCAAGCCCCTGTTGGCGCACCTCCACCAATTCCAGCTTCATAATGCGCAACAACTCTAGTTTCTGATAATTCAGTATAAAATAAAGGCCAACTATCATATTCACAATTTGAACGTGTTACTGTTGATGTATCTCCATATGTATTTAAACGTAAAGTTGCATCAAGAACAGTTCTTCGATCCTGTATGATACTACCAACATTAACTGCATTAATATATAATCGCCAACCATTTGCTGCACTGTAAGTAAGAACAACAAAATAATCTGTAAATGCTGTAATAGATGTAGAGCTATTAATTGAAAATTGTGCATTTGCTGAATTACGTATAGATAACCTAAGTCTAAAATCACCTCCTCCAACATCTATTTGTGTGATAACAAATAAATTTTCTACAGTTCCCCACCTAGACATTATTACACTACCACTAACCAGTGTCTGCAAATTTATCCACGCCTCAGTAGAAAAATTTCCAGATAATGGAAGAACACCTAGAGAAGATTCTAAAAATGGCAAACTAGAAACATCTACAGCATATAAACTTGCAGTACTTCCAATATGTAATGGATTAACAGAAACTCCTGGGGATGGATTTATAACTTGACCGTCATTACCATTTCCAGATGAATCAATAAGAGGGGCTGCAATATTGTCATCTAAATCATCTAATTTAAAATAAAACTCAGGATTATCAGCAAGAATTTCTTGATCATATGTTAAAGCAGGGCCACTAGGATTTTCAGCCGGAAATGCACTATCTAATGGCGCGTCTTGATCTGCAGGTGCAATTCGCTCAAATAAAACATGCCGTAAATCATAAACACCAGAAACATCTTCAAAAATATCTTCATTAATTGATGCAATTCTTATTCGCGAGGGCATTATAAATGTAGTGCCATCTGTTCTTGGCGGATATTCTACGTTTACATGGTAATCATAAGAAAAATTTTCAATTAAAGGCCATAATTGATCTACAGGCCCATCAGTAAATCTTGATACCAAACCATTAGTATCAACCATACAAAATATAAATCCAGGAACTAATCCAGTATCTAAATCTAATTCTATAAACCCTGTATGAACTTGGTTTAATGTTCCCCATTCATCAGATGGAAGATACAACATATAAGCAATTTGATAAGTGCCCGAAATTTCATTAGTTGCAATAGAGGCAGTAAACCATTGCCGATCAAGATTTGCATCCAAACGAATTACATTTGGCGCATTTCTTAAATCAAATGCAGGAAGAACTTTACTATGAAAATATTCTCCCATAACAGGTTGCCAAACTTCAACTCTACCTGCAACTACAGAAAAAAATCCTTGCAAAGTTAGCATTATCCATTGAAATTTTGCAATGGAAATAATGCAAAACGAATTAATAGGTCTCGGATCTGTTTCTTCTGTCATTCTCCGATGACGAAATGGATTAATAGCATCTATTAATTCCGACCGCATTATTCCATTTTTTGTTAATGTTAAATAACCATCTGCAACTTGCACACAACTAAGAATATCATTTGGGCCTAAAGCACCAACTAATGATAATGCTTGTGCTCCTGCACCAGTTACAGTTGAAGGAGCAAAATCTGTTCCATCATCAATTGCAGTCCAAGCAGATAAACCAGTTGCAGCAACAACTAAACGCCCACCAGAAGATGTACAAGCTTGAATTTCAGCTGGAACATCTGGCCCTGTGATTTCTGCCCATAAATTAGTTACTGTATTATATTGTAATAGACCAACACCTTTCTTTGCAAAATAGTCAATTCCACCGACTAACGCGTGCGTCCAACGAAACGGCTCTGCTGGCTCAGTAAATGTATGTAATGGAATAAAGTCATTTGATACATCATCATATTCAAGAACAACTCCTTGAGAAAATATAAAAATTCGTGCACCAGCTTCAATACGAAATGATTGAATATTACTTGGATCTGCAATTAATTCAGATGTAACTGTTTCTTTTCCAAAACCTGAAATAGGTCCATCTGCAGATACATAAAAATTTCGTCCATCCAAAACATATTGTTCAGGCACACGTCGCCGATCCAATAATGGCAATAAACCTTTAAATACAGTGGCAGCAGCTCTAGCCATTTTTAATCTAGAAATACCTCATATTGCATTTGAAAAGATTCTGTATCTAAAACTGTTAATGGGGCAGTTAAAGCGCCGGAATAAGAAAACAAAACTCCTGCTGTTCCAGAAACTACATTACACATGAAGGCCCGTGTAAAATCAGAAGTAAAATCGCCACCTGCTGCAGTAAATGTAATTGCATCAGATAAAATTCTACTTCTTCCATTAACAGAATCTAATGTTGGCCATCCGGTTGAATTTCGTGGAACAGGTTGTCGAGCATAGCCATTTGCAACTGGAATTTCATCAGCAGCCATAATAGCTAATGTATCTGTTTCATCTGGAACACGATTAACTAAGCCAATAAAAAAATCAGCCCCTCCAGCAACAATTGTTTGATCATCGCGAAGAAGCATTTTTAAATAAGCTTCTTCACCTTCATTTACAACTGTATTTGGAAGGATGATTTTTTCTCCATTTATCTGGAGTATGAAATTGCCTTGCATTAGGATATTACCTTAAATTAATTAATTAAAGTTCGTCAAGCATTCTACGTTTTTTAGCCCGATTTGCCCGCAAAATATCAGAGGCTTTTCCAACTGCGCCACTACCAGATTTTTCACGACGTTTATTTTCAGCAGTTCGCTGGGCTTGGCGTTTTTCTGCGGCTTTTTTAGCAGCAGTGTCATAAGTCTGTCGATCTGTATTTGGATTTGCCATAATTTAATACCTTAGTTAAGGAAGAAATAAACCTAATTCTCCAACATGATTTAATTGAAATGATGCAGCAACTAAACTTCCACCAGTTACATCATCCCCACCACCAATTTCTACTCGGATTGAATTTCCTGCAATTGCAATTGCAGTTAAAACACATATATAAGCATTAGTATCTGCTGTATTTCTACCGATACCAATTGGAAATGAAGCTCCAGGAGTACCAGCAGTTACATCAAATAATCGCATAAATATAGTTCGGCCACTACTTGGAACTTCATTATGCCCTTCAATATTAAATCCAACATTTAAACGCCAAATCCCTGCCCTATCTACAACTAATGTTTCAGTACTTAGATTTACTGTTATACCTTTTGAAACTACAGGTGATTCTGTATCAAAAGGAAGTGTAACCCATGCACCACCTGTTAAACTAATTGCTGTTGGAGTAGTTAAATCCATTCCTCCATAGCCAGCAAGTGTTAAATTCGGCAGTGTACCTTCAATTGCATCAATATGCCGAGTAATTTCACGTAACTGCTCAATTAAATACCGAATATTTTCATCTGTATCTATAATTGGATTCGGCGGTGTAAAATCTAATTGAATAGCCATGATTATAAAGCAATAGATTCAACATCTTCGCCCGTAAGAATATCATTTTGCAATGACTTATATAAACCAAAAGCTGCAGGCGCTCGTACATCTCCAACAGTTTTAAATATTTTTGCTAAACCACCTTCAACAATTGTATCAAACCAATCAAATAACATCCAATTACTTACTACTAATCTAGCGGCAGCTTCTTCTTCAGGAGTTGTTGCATCTAAATATGACCACGCATTTGTTTCAAGAAAAAATCGGGCCGGACGAAGTGATTCTTCATAATAAGGAAGCTTAGGAAAATAAGAATAATAAGCTAAATCTATTCCTACTCCAGATGAGATTCCTGCAAATGCAAAATAATCAATTCCGCCATAATAATAATAGTCTATATCACTTTGTGCTTTTCCTGGACGAATGAATTTTGGGTAAATATAATTTCCACGTGTATCAAATATTTGATATCGCGCAGTACGAATTATTCGTAATTGCTGTGGCCGATCCCAAATAAAAGGTTCTGAAGTTGCTGTTATTGATGTTTCAATTATATCACGAGCAAAAAATGATTTAATTTGACATTCACGAAGTGATTGCCGCACATAAGCAATAATATCTGCCTGTCGCTCTGGCCGCCCTGCCCGCTGAACTACCGTATCAACAGCAGATGAAAATGTATTTACTTCTGTTGCCATGATAGATTACTTTTTTAGCAACGCATTAAGTTTAACGGGTGTTGCAGCTGTTTCATCAGAAACTTGAATCGGTTTTGGGGCGGCCTTTTCTGTAAGAATTAAATTAGAATCTTTTGCTAAATCAGTACGAAGTTTTGATAAGTCAGCTTCGCTAACACCTTGATGCCGCAGATTTTCATCCCGAGATTGCAACTGACGAACATGCCCAGAATTAAATCCACCTGAAATTGCTCCACCTTGTCGAGATTTCATGTGCGCTTTTGCAAGTGCTTCAGCTGCTGACTTATTAACTTCTTTAATCTTAGATTGCAAAGCAGGAGTTTTTTTAATTGCAGCTCGTAAAACTTCTGCAGTTTCTTGATCAACTTCTAAACGATGATGATCAAATTGAAGTTTCTTTCTAATATCTCCAATAGGAACTGTAATTGTTAAATTAGAAATTGATGGAGCAACAAATACAACTAACTCGTTAGATTCATTAGATTCATTAGACATTAAATTAAATCCTCCCTTTGGATTACAATTTAAGTTAAGTTAAATTAAGATGTCGGCGCCGCTGCAATTGCTGCTGCTAATGCTTCAAGTTCAAGCAAAAGTTTTTGCGCATACGACGGACGAATTGCATCAAAATCTGGTGTTGCAGCAGGTGACTGACCAGATGAATCTGGAGCCAATGAAGCATACCGCGGATCAGGAATTAAATCCGATAGTGATGTAATCATAGCCGCAATTTCTGGGGCAGCCGTTGCATCAACAACGCCCGTTACATCTGCATACGTGCCAAATGGACTTTCTTGTACTGTCATGAGATTAGATCTCCTTAATTAAATTAAAGAATTATGCAGCTTTATTAATTCCAGTGAACACACCACCAGTCTTTGCAGCTTTGTATTCAACTGACATTTCAGATGTAATTACACCAAAATCAGCATCAGCACCGGCACGAGTTCCATCACGATCATTGTTATCTTCGTGTGTACGACGTAACCAGCGAGTACGCATTGCACCAGGATGCAGAAGATAAAGCTCTTCTGTACGGTATGGCGATTCATTCATCAATGGATGAGTTAAAAGAGAAATATCACCATAAGGAGTCAGCCAAGAATTAATCTTCATACCAAACTCAGTTGTAGTTGGTACGATATTAAGATTAGTAACCGAATCAATCCGCGCAATCTGATTAAGAACAGAAATTACTGTATTACCACAAAAAGCAAGCCGCTCATTTGGCTTACCTTTAATATTACGTTCAAATACAGTTTGTAGGAAAGAATCAATTTCTGTCCAAGTTGTATCAGTTAATTGCGCAGTTACAGTACCGCCATTTTCTGTAATCTGGGTGATAACGCCATCTAGTGTACGGAAAGGTTTACCATTCTGAATGCCAATGGTTTTCTTGCCCCAAAGAATGCTGCGTTCAATATCTTCCGCATGGAACATTGAGGCATCACCCTTGTTCTTTGCAACAAGGTCGCCAGTGTAATATTCAACAGAAGAAACAGTTCCTGTTACATCCCATGCATTACGGAAAATCTGCATGTAATTAAATCGAGGAAAACCAAGATTTGCAACAGCAACTGGCTTTGCAGAACCTTCTTCAAATGCAGTACCAATACGCTGAATAGGAACAGGAGTTGACGATCCATCAATTGCAACAATTGCTGAACCAGCAAATCCACGCTGGACGGTTAATGTAGTTGCAGATGGAACTGCATCAACATATAAATACTCGCCAGATTCTTCATTCATCATGATCTGGCCCGGAATAATTCCAGATGAATCATCAACATCAAATGCGGTTGTAACATCCGCATTATTTGTTACATTGATTCGCCCAGAAATATGATTTTCTTCAAACCAGGTCACAACCGTATCTTGCGCATCAGCTGATTGCATTCCAGAAGAAAGTGCCAGCAAAGGCGCAGTTCCTGTTGGCATTGTTTGTAGCAATGCCGATGCAAAATCACCCTTACGCGTGCCAGTAATATTCTGGTCTGACGCAAAAACACCTTTTACTGCCATGATAGTATACCTCAAATTAAATTAAAAAATTAAATAAGATAAATATAATCTTATTTAGCTACTACCGCCACCAAGGATATCTAACCAATCTGGCAAATTATCCTCGTCTTCATCTACAAAATTATTACTACTTCCACCAAATCCACCGCTTCCTGGTTTTGCATTTGGGGGTTGTATTTCCAATTGTTTTCTAGCAACCTTAAATGTATGTTCAAAATATTCTTTTGTTTTGTTAATTGATTCTTTTACTGTAGAACCATTTTTAACAAAACGTGCAAAAATAGCATCTGCAATTGGCTTAATTTCTGGCTCAGATGTAAACGGCAATGCGCCATTCAATTCCCGAGTTGCCATACTTGCATTAAATTCGCCTGAAGATTTGTTAACTGCAAGATCAACGGCTTCTTGCACTTTATTAGCCATAAGTTTATTAGATTGCACCATCGCAGCCTTATAAACATCTTTGGCTAATACATTTGCAAAATTATTTAATTGCTCAACTCCGCCCTCACGAATATCATCAGCAAGTCCTTGCATATCAAATCCAGCGCCGATTTGTAATGAGTTAAAATGATCATTAAATACTGCATCTGGCGTTTGTGCTGGTGCAACTGCTTGTGGAGCACCATTTACTGCTGGAGTTTCAGAACTTTCACTAGGAGTATTATCCCACATATCCGCGAAAGGGTTTGTGTTATTTTCACCGTTATTTTCATCTGATAATACAGTAGAACCATCTGCGGGACCTTCTGCAGGAACAGATTCATATTTACAATTAGATAGGTAGTTTCGAAAGAATTTCATTATGTGCCCTCGGTAATAAGTCAGTTTGAATTTCAGTAATTAAAGCTAAAAGATCATTCAAAAATTGAAGTCTTAAACTTTTTTGATTAAATAAATTTACAAACTCAACTGGTGTAATTCCAGCTGAACTTAAATTACAAATTTCCTTTTCAACCTCCTTTATTTCTTTATTAACTAATAATTTAAATGCTAAATTTGAACCAATTTCTATTAACTCAAATTTATCAGATTTAGATAATGCTACATATGTCGGTAAAAACATGATCAATCTCCGCGTACTCGAAAAAGGTATGACTTCACGATTAAACCCTCCAGGAGTTGCAAAACGCTATTCCGGCCCGCTACGCGGCCGAAAAGCATTCAGCTTTACTCCTTCCGGGGCGCTAAGGCGCATCGTTCGTCAACCTGTTTTCTGCGCCGCTAGACATTAAGTTGCAACTTCCTCAGCCGCCGTTGCAATCGGCCCTTCTGCACCTTGTTCAGCGGCCGCCGTAGCCTGTTGCAATAGCTCAAATGCCAACTGCTTTTCTTGCGGGTTTAATTTGTCAAACTCGGTCTTAAACTTAAACTGAGAAATGTCTGTCTCATCTCCAATAATACTAGACATATAATTTAACAAAGACACCAAATCCATATTCTCATTAATCTGCTGTGACTGCAAAGCTGCATTTAACAAATCTTTATAGAATGTAATAACGGATAGTTTATCCAATCCTTTTAACCCATCGCTAATATCAAATTCAATATTAGCATCTCGCATCGCACCAGGATCAATTTGAATCAAATTCCCTTCTTGATCGATAATTTGCATTGTCTGCTGATATTGAAATACATTATACATTTGCATTAATCGAATATCAACCATTGCTTGCGAGTCGATAATTTTGGCAATTTTTAGATTTCTTCTATTACCGGCTTGCACAGTAGCTGCAGCTTGGAATTGCGTTGCGCGTTCTAAATCCGTAACTTGCCGGAGTAAATCTGTTGGTAATATTTTCTGCATCAAAGCGTCAACTGCATCAATATCCCGCAATGTATTTGATGTATCTGGGGCATCATTGAATTGAAATACAGACTTGCGAATATCTCGATCATTACCCATTGGATTTACAGGGCATTTGCCCCCTAGTATATCCGCATTTTCCATCAATGGCGCGGCCTGTTTATCATATAATGTAACTCCGTACAAAGCCTTCCTTGCAGCCCGCTGATGCACATTCATTTGAAAACTGGCGAACCGTTGGTAAGGAATCAGCAATTCTGCGTAGGATTTAGTTTGAATGCCAAGTCCATCTTCCCACGGCATTGCAACTGCCACCGGCAACATTCCATGTGCATTGGATAGCCGTTCGGCTAGGACGATCTGGCCAGACTGATTGGTTGTGCCATTAATTGCAATTGTAATTCGCCAGATTTGCAATTCATCTTCCTGCCCTAATCCAAACTGTTTAACTGGCAACCAAATTGAAACTGTGGCAAACTCAACTCCCTCAGAAACTCCTTTAACTGCACCAGAGGATAATATATCAACCCAATCAGTAAGATTGGTAACTGAAGTTCCATCATTTCTTACAATTGGTTTCTGTTCGTAATAAAGACGAGTAAAATTACCTTCGCCCAGTTTTTCTATATTAAATATCTCCTTTTCCATTGCCATTTTTTTCACGCGAAATGGCGTATGGAGGGAAATCGTGGCAAAAAATTCGCCTTTATTAGCTGTTTCCGTTAATGGCACACTTGGATCAAATATTGTATTATACATATCAAGTGCAGTTAGCTCATTCCCCGCTGCAACTTCTTCCTCTACCACTGAAATGCCAACACCGCCCGCTGCATTTTCAATTTTCGCGCCAATTTGTTTAACCCAATCAACTTCTACGCCTGATAAATTATATTTCATTGCATCAAAAAGGAAGCGAGAATAATTCTTAAAGTGTTTAAATTTAGCTCCATGTTTGTTTAGTAGACTGGCAAATCCGGCTGCTGCCGATTGTTTATCCTTTGGAGCAATTGCTTGATACATCGCTTCATCTGGGACAAGTACGGATAGTAAAAATGTTACCGCTTCATCGCATTGAGATAGTACTAATGGAATAATTACATCAACAACTTTGGGCCCATACCCAGCTATGTTATCTATTTGGCGTTTAGTATCATCTGCATCTAAAACTAAATAGCCTGCTACTTCCCGATCAATAATCTTAAACCGATCAATCAGCGGCTTGCGCATTTGATTGCCAAACTCCAATCGTTTATTAATATAAGCTACTAACTCATCATGTTGTTTACGCGTAATAGTTTGATTTTCAGCAATCTGCACGCGCGCTTTTTCACTGGAACTTGCATAGCGTTTTCTGCCGGTTGCATTACTGGTATTTGGGTTTGCTTTCGCCATGGCTAAATTAATCTCCGTATAAATTCTGGTTAAATTGCAGCAACTTGGTAACAGGTTTGTACAGCATTTGCCGTTTGCGGTGAAAATTGGGCCTGTATTTCAAAATAAAAATGCTGAATCATGTACGGCCCGTGGGCACATGCGTCAATATAGTCATCTTTATTTGTCTTTTTACTAGGATCAAATGTTAATAATTCTTCAGTTACATTAAAATCGCCTTCGGTTAATGCATATTCTTTTGCCTTAATCATGCCAGCCCAAGGCGCTAGCCGCTGAACTTTTCGCCCAACGGCAGGAAGCGGCACAAATAATAAATTTTCAATCCGTTGCTCTAACGCCAAATGCCTGAAAACGTGTTGCAAACTGGCTTGATAGGCCACAGACTCAATTCCAATAACCCGGATTCCCCAGCGAGTTGCAAGTTGGATTACCTCATAAAATAAACTGATTGGATCAATACCTTGCCAACCAGGTGCTTCAACTATTTGCCAGCACTCATCCGACCAAACATGAACTGCAGCTACGGTGTTGTGTGCCCAAGTTTGCTCGCTAATTGCCAAATCAATTGTAATGAAGCCAAAATCTTGATCCCCTGGATCTATTGCAGGTCGATAATAAATATCTTCTGCATTAATCAAGCCTTTGCCAGCTGCCATCGGCAAATTCATCATTTCTGCATACCAAACATCTGCCAATCCAACAGTCTGGTATTCTGCAAAATCTATTTTCAACTTATCTATTGGCCAAACATCGGGCCAGAGTACTTGTCCATCTGAAAGCAAACAGCCGTATTTTCGGGAGAACCAAAAGTTACTATCACAATGTTCTGCTAGCAAACTTTGTTTATTAATCATATTACCAAGATGGATTATTTTATTATGTGTTTTGTCTAAGCATTTTTTAAATGGGCCATAAAACCAACGTTTTAATTGTTTAAATAATTGCTCAGTTGCAATATTATCATTATCTTCCAAATCATCAACAACAGCTAGTTGGGGCCGTTTATTATCTACGTTAATTCCGCGTACTTGCTGTTTCGCACCAAGCGCACGCAATATGCATATCTTCTCGCCGATGCGGAATTTGTAAAACCCAACGCCCTCTTGTTGCACAAACCATTCCACTTCGCCGAATACAGCGGTAAAGTTTTCTGATCGTAGGAAGGCGGCAATATCATTGGTGGCGGGTATAGCAATTGTAGCAGTATTTGATAAATAAACAATAAAGCGATAATCTGTAAACAAAAAATACCAGACGCAAGCCAATTTTGCCAGCGTAGTTTTCGCATGAGCTCTTGGTATTGCACAGACAAATCGTTCAATGTCACCTCTAATCATTAAATTAAAAATATCAGCATGAAACTTTGGAACCGGATAAGTTAGTTCATCTTCTAAAAAGAATTGAATAAAAAATTCCGGATCACGCTCAAGAGCAAGTTTGATTTGCTCCTTATTTATTTGAACTTGCTGTGCCATCTTATTTAGCTAATGACCGCATTAAAACCTTTTGAATATATTTTATAATATACTCAGGTGAGTAACTTTTTGTTTCTTCTATTGAGAATTGTATAATATCTGGACGTTCGCCATTACGTTTTAATCCACAAGCTCTAGAACCAAAAGGTTTAGTTAATATTTGGTTTTGACTACTCCAGATAAAATTCATTATACAAAACTTGGCAGTTCATTAAGCAGCATATCCATTGCCGCCGGAGCTTCAACTTGCTTTGCCGGAAGTTTCAGCAGTTTTTCCACCTTATTTGGCGCTAGAAAGTCGTGGTCCTTTTGTTTCTGCGCATCAACCGGCTTGGTTACGCTATCCGAATTGCCATTTAGACTCACCGTCTGTTGCAATCGCTGGATAAACGTGGGATTAAGATTGATCACGGCCCGCGAACCTAAATCTCCTTCAATGGGCCGGTTAAATCTTCCACCTCTACGACTTGCTTTGTTAGCCACAGCAGCCACCTTTAATGCAAAATCTGGATCCAACATGGTATCCATTGCCGTTACAACTTTCGCTAATGCAAGATTCTCTAATGTATCCCAACCATCGTTCAATGTTTTTTGGCGATCAACATTTGCAAACTCAATCGCCGCCAATTCATCCTGAAATTCTTTTGTATTTAAAATTAATTGCAAATCTGCGTCTTCCACACCGCAAACCGCGGCAATCTGCCCATTTGGCACCGAGTAGGCCACCATATTGGCAACACGTGAGATTAATTCGCTGGAATTTTTGGCCATTTCCTTTCACCTGCATCAATTGCTTGCTTCATTATCTATCATAATAACATAAATTATAAATTTGTCAATAGTAAAATCAAAGGTTTTAGTGCTGGCCCTGTGAAATTTTCATGTTAGTTTCTGATTTGATTGCAATATTAGATTTGAATTTTTTAAATTTTTAAAGAAAGTGCGGAGCAATCATTTTATACCCCTGGCCCCCGTCAAAAAAATGGGGG